GCCATCCCAGGGCCCAAACGCCCCCACGCAAACGCACACAAGCCGGAAGAACCGGCACACGGCCCGAAGGCCGAAAGCGCGAGCGAACGCGGGAAGGACCCTATTCCTCGTTCCACCAAGTTATGAGGCAGTTGCGCTGAAACAACGCGCCGCTGCTCTTTGCCTTGGATGGGATCAGCATAAGGTATTCAGGACGCCGTCCTGCGCCTTTGTTGCCAACCCCCTTTGCAGTAACAGATGTGATGTGGGTTTTCTTCGGTTTCAACCTCTTCCAGGTTGGACCACCACTATTTTCGTTTTCACATCTGCCTACGGCTACGAATTCACTACCCAGCATGTACCCCCCCTTATAGAACTTTTGGGGAGATGGATCATGTAGGGAATCCACCAGTGTATTGTAGACGTCCACCTTCCGGTGAACCGCCTTTTTCAACACTGATCGAGGCGCAAGCGCCATAAACTCGTAATATCCTAGTTGTCCGGTCGACTTTCCCTCATGGGGAATGTAGTAGATCGGAGAGTACTCGACGTTGAGGTAGGGGCGACCCCCCTCTCCGCAGAAGCACTCCGGAGACGCAACATGGATCCCTGCACGCTCAGAAAAGTGTGGTGGCACGCGTAACACAATGCCATCAATACTATGCACGAGCTTTACAAGATACCGGATGGTACTAGGTATCTCGAGCATGTTGTAGCGACGAAGCAGCAAGTTCAGCATCTGATAGATGCTTCCCGAAGCTGTGTCCTCGTCCCATTTCATGAATGCAGGCCGTACTGATTGTCCTTTAAAGCAATCCTCACCGCACGACTCTCGAAAGAAGCCGTGTGCGAAGGACTTGTCACCGTTAACCTTAAAACCCAAATCCTCAAGAACCGTTTTCACAAACGGGTACAAGGACGTAGGGAAGATGCAATCGTCGCCATATACCGAGATAATACCCGGGAAATCATATGGGCGGGTTGACCGCAACAGATTTTTGGTGGCTTGTATCAAGGAGTAATAGACTGCTGTTTGAAGCGGAAACGTGTATCCAACACCCATCGTCATGAAGGACTGCAGAGACATCGCAGGACCCTTCTTGTCTACCCTGAACAACCTCGTACGACACCGTCGTAAGAGTCTCCACCACGCACTAGGAAGTACGCGTCGGAGCAGGGGGATGGAAATGGAGTCAGACGCGGCAGAAAGATCCAGTGTTGCTAAATGACCTTTTCTCGACGCTTCGCGTACGAGTTTACGGTGCAAATGCTGCTGGACCTTTATATCGATGCCGACAGACGCACGGAGCCTTTCCTCGATATACCGTCCGAGTGCGTTAGAAACACATCCGGAGGCAACCGTATCAGGAGCTATAATGCGGCTTTTGTTCCACTTCTTTTCAACGGCAACAACCGAGACACTATCCGCCTTTACGTAGCGCGGTATAAGAGCACAGTCGCGCAACAACCCCTGGATAAGGGGCAGCTGCTCTTTGGTAGAAGTAAGGTGATTCAGCTTCTCATGGAGATAGCCGTTTTCCCTCTTCACTCCCTCGGACGCCTTTTGCGGGAACCTCCAATCGTCAAGCTGGGACAAATCTGGGCACTCGCCCAAGATCAATCTTAAAATCCTACGCATCTCACGCAACACGCGGTGTGACCGTTCCGAACCAGGTAAACCTGACAGGACGTTCTTCTGCGAGTCGACGAAGTTTGCGATAGCCTCTTTGTTGAGGTCGGATTGCTTGAAATCATCGCTGTCTGCGATGAAACGATCAAAGAATGAACGCAGCTGAGTACAGTACTTGTATGTACGTACAGAGAGTGAGTCATCGAGCTGTGGGAAATTATATTTCCTGAAGCAAGAGAAACTCGTTTCGAGCGCTTGACGCGCCTCTCCAACAAACAGCTTAACGTTCGCATCCTGCGCCATAAAATCGGCGCAGAGATGGTTCCATATTTCCTTCGCGATTAAGTCCTTCATTAGTAACCTCTACATGTAGACTATTTGCTTGTTTTACCTTTCTAACCGCGTGTTACTGCGGCATATATCCATAGTTCATCGCGTGAGCGACGTCCGTTTGGAGAGAAAGGTGTTGAAACTTCTGAATCATGTTGCGAGCAATACTTAATCTGTTCGCGTATGACCATGCAGATGGTACCTCGATTTCAAGGCGATAAATTGCCAAGTCGATGTATTCATCGGTTTCACCGCTGTTAATCACTGCCGGAGCAATGATCGTTACCTTACATTTCTGTCTCACGCGCGTATCCGTGTTCGCAGGTCGAGTGACCAGCGTAATGGAATACTGCTTCAACGGGTCAGTTTCGGTAACATCAGTAAACACCGCACGAGTCGGTGTCAATTCGGTACAAACAAACTCGCGTTCGGTCACAGGGGAGTTCGGTGTACAACTTGCATCATCAAAATATTGGAAATTCATATCGTCCTACGTTAGGTTAATGTTTATTTACCAAAAAGACTAACACCTAGTGCGGCGGTTGATAACCACTTACCAAGGCTGTCTAAGCCTGGTCCCAGATGCAGCTTCCCTGTCCGAGATATGTTCACTGTACGTTCAACAATTGAACGGTTCACCGTCACGCTCGCGTAATCACCGTCAGCTTTGTATTCCTTCCCATAGAGGGAGGAAGAGGCTGAAATTAATCGGTAGGTTGCACGCGTTTGGCAAACTGTCGTTACCCAAGACCCCAAGATTTCTCCGGGGACAGGGCGACACTCTTTAAGGAGGCCAGCGACATCAACAAACATATTTGCAAGGAATGAGAGGGGTAGCAACTCCCACCCTTCCGTTGCAGTTCCAGCGAAATTTAACGAGTTTCGCAACCTCGGGTTCCCAACAATGATACCTGCACCGGCGCGTGAAACTACGGAATAATCCCACTCGTAAACGAGTGTGTATTTATCCCATATCGGGCGATTAAGCCCTCCCACGTAAACGGTGAAGCCTCCCTTAGGGGTCGGCTCAGGTACATCCTTAGCATACGCGCGATGTACTACGCGTTTGGGGAAACTCTTGTCCAAGATACGTGCAGCTAGATCGCCAAACGTTGCCGCTTGGTCAAACATAGGCTGAGTACCATAGATGTGCTCAAGGTAAGCACCACAGGCATCCTTAATTGGAATGCCCGGATTCTTCCCGGAGATCACCGGACTGAGTTTGTTGCTAAGTGTCCTTATTCCCTTTAAAGGGGATTTCAGGGCAGATATCGTTTCCGCAAGTTCACCAAACTGGTGGATTTCACGAAAATAAGGCTCGGAAGCCTTACCAAATACCTGTTGAATCGCCTTCGCGGCAACCGCCTGTACTTCATTGGCGTAGCTGCCTTGGGGATAACCTCCACTGTACAGATCAACCAGACCAACAAGCGCAATGCTTGGGCCTGATATGTAGTCGAGCCCGGATTTGTAAATCCCGGGTGTAAACTCCAGCGCAGTTTTGGTCAGCGTAAAAGGATTCACGCTGTTGAAATTGGGCTGATCAGGATAAACGGAGGTCACTGACTGGGCACAGTAATAAGGATAGTGCGACATTCGTAGGACACCATTGTCCCATGCGAATGCATAAACGCTTTCTACCTTAGATCTAGTTTCCATCCAGATACTCCTCCTCAATCGTTCCACCTTTACTAGGTGGAGCCAAATTTCCTCCATTCGTGGTGATAACTTCCACTAATGGATTCTTCACATGCAAGGGTGTCTCTTGGCTATACGAGATTGCTAATCTCGAGACAGCGTCTGAGGCTGAAGCCCACGCATGATGCAACGCATATGCTGCGACTAACACTATAAGCATTCTTTGCAAAGGTGTTAACGTACCCATTCTGTGCCTCCTTGGCACATCAAGGGTGCCGCGACATATGTTACCCTCAAACACGACGTGTTCCGCATTCGCGGTTGTTACACAACGTGTCATCCCCCACCGATACATTCGGCGTCTAAAGGACGTTAAGAGGAGAAGCGACCGTTCTGGTCTCTGAGCACAC